CGTCTATTTTTTGTATTGTCTGCTTAAAAGGACATGACATCATACCGCATTGACCATCAAGAATGATATTGCGATGGAGCCTCATGCCCCATTCCTCAATATCACACATGATACGCTGGTGGTTGAAAGTGATGTTCTTATGTGCTTTATACAGTTGGAATCAGCGGGATAAACTGGTTCACTGCTGCCTGGATTGCTGCTATGATCTGATTTGTCTGTTGCAGGTTGTTAGAGTTTATCTGACAGTTCTGCAATGCAACCTGAAGATCCTGTGTCCGGTCTTCGCAGAGTTTGTCGAGAACCTGCTGTGTTCCGTTAACCTGGCTTGCGATGATTGCAGCGGTCCGGTTAGCACTCTCATAGTTGATTTCAGCGAGTTGCTGCTGGATTGCATTCTGGCTTCGTTCAATGTTTAACTGGGTAGAACAGCAACACTGGCTTAACTGTTGTGAGAGCGCAGCAAAGTTCTGATAGTTCTGCATCTGGGTCTGGTTGAACCCTGCGCACTGCGCGCGTTCAAGACCAAATGCATACTGCGCGATGTTGTTGTTGGTGTTAGCAAACGAGTTACACTGGGACAGTCCGAGGTTGCTGACGTTTCCGTTGACGGAGTTGAACCCGGTGTTCATCGCGTTAAGGGAGTCGATAGATGCCTGATAGGTATCCTTTGCAATATCACGTGCGTTGATTGCGCCAGCCTCTCCGGTTGCTCCAAAGAGTCCGCCTCTTGCGAACAGGAACAGCCACGGGAGAAGCATACTCATCCCGCCCATATTTCCGAACCCGCCCTGATTGCCCAGCATTGCCGCAGTTGTTGCGTCAATTCCCTGGCTCTTTGGGATCTCGTTTTCTACTTTTACCATAGGGTAAGTCATATCTGCCATTTTAGCCTCCTTCGAATTCGGCTCTGATGCTAATGGCGTTGGTAGTCCTTCGGCCATAGCACAGTATAATCGTTCCCCAATTGCTTCTGATTTTTCGATTTTATCTTATGTTGGATAACGTTATTTTATGCGCGCACTATAACGTATTATGACCGAGTATATCGATCATCGGACGGGGGAGAAGATGGTGCAAACATCAGTCTATATTGAAGAATGGCTTCGGGACTGGGCGCGCAATAACGATATAAAGATGGGTAAGACGTTATCAACTTGTTTGAAAGCGAAAAAAGAAAAGAGTGATAACGATAAATAGTCTGGTATGTGCGAACAGCCTACAACCATGTGCGAATGTCGTATCTTCTCTTGCCGTTACAACGATGATACGTTCTGCAATTTGAAAAAGATCCGTATAAATGAATCTGGGACCTGCGCGATGTATGAGAAACCACCAGCATAATTTTTTATAGTTTGGGTGTGTAATATGTATATTTTATGAGTGAGAATGGAATTCCAAACCCTGCAAACGATGGAGATTATATTATTGGGGTTGTGGATGATACTGACGTGTTGTGGGTGTGAGTGGAGTTAAACCGGCCCATACTTAACATCATCTGTTTTTGTTGCTGATGAGTGGTTAAGCCCATCCATGACATTCATCGCAGAATCCCTAGTGCAACACCCGAAATACGCGCCTGTGAAGTCTGCCCCTGTAAGATCCGCACCTGAAAAGTCACAGTCTATGATAAAAGCGTTGCAGAAATTTGCATTTGTAAGGTTTGCACCGTTGAAAGACGATTTTGTAACATGTACCCCAGTGAGGTTTGTATTACTCATAAGAGCGCCAAAAAACGTAGTGTTGAAAATATTAGAACAGTTGAACCATGCTCCATCAATTTTTGTTTGAGTAAAATCGCAGTTATGTATCGAGCAATACGTAAACTTAGACGCTTCAAAATCTGAACGCGTGAAATTAGCATCGTTGCAAACCGAATTAGTAAATAGCGCATTATGCACCGTGCAGTTGCTGAAAATGGTGTCACTTATGTTAGACTGTATAAGCGCGATATTGTTAAGAGTTGTATTTATGAAAACGGTGCCTATGCACGTGGCGCCTATCATATTCACCCACGTAAAATCAGAGTTTGCAGTTCCTGTATTTGATATGTCAACCCTGCGCATGTCAGAGTATGACAAGTTAAGAGCGTCGCGGATATTGGGTTTTAAATCTTGCCCGAACAGATATGCAGGGTCTGGATATTGCCCTTGAAGATATAATTGATGATTGTTATATATAGTATCGAAAGCCGTCTGATCCATAATGATATTTATACCATGCGCGCATAGATATATGTATGGCTGACGTAGGGAGACCGACTAAATACTCTCCCGAAAGTAGATTTGATGTAGATAATGGAATTACTGTTTGTATAGAATGTCACGCTAAAATACACCCTGAATTAAGGAATGTTATTATAAACTCACAGAAGAATTAATAAGTATGACTGCGGGAAGACCTACAGATTACGATCCAAATATACACCCTGCAGAAGCGATAGAGTTGGCTCGGAAGGGTCTTACAAATACAGAAATCGCTGATAGAATGGGAATTGCGTGTTCTACATTAAAACTATGGAGAAAGTTACACCCGGAATTTTCGGCCGCTGTAAAAGAAGGGAAAGATTCTGCCGATGATTTGGTTATAGAGTCTCTATTCAAGCGCGCAAGAGGGTATGAAGTCGTAGAAGAGAAGGCAATGAATATCGACGGGGATGTTCAAATCGTCAGGCTTGAAAAGCATATACCTGGAGATCCAACATCAATGATATTTTGGTTAAAGAATCGACAGCCAGAAGATTGGGGAGATAAAAAACAAGTTGAGTTAAGCGGTCCTGAAGGCTATCCAATAAAAGCAGAGGTATCGGTTAGTTTAACTGATAAACTTGCTAAATATAAAGACTTGTTTAACGATGAGTATAACCAGCAATAAACCCATTTTACCGCAAGAACTGTTCGCTGATACTCTTTTACAGAACCCATACATCCCTCACGACCCTACTCTTAAACAGGCAGAATTCCTTGTAAGATTGGAGAAAGAATGTCTATACGGGGGCGCTGCCGGTGGTGGAAAATCGGATGCACTTCTCATGGCTGCGCTCATGTTTGTTGAGGTGCCAGGGTATGCGGCTATTATTTTCAGGGAATCGTTCTCTGACCTTGCTTTGCCAGGCGCAATTATGGATAGGGCTACTGAATGGCTTGGAGAACACCTTGCATCTAAAGCGATTCATTGGGATGACAAGATTAAGACGTTCACGTTCCCATCTGGCGCTACGCTGTCATTTGGATATCTTACCGGACCTCGGGATAGGTATCGCTACCAGTCGGCAGAGTTTCAGTTCATCGGGTTTGACGAACTAACCCAACTTAAAGAGCGCGATTACCGGTATCTGATGTCTCGTTTAAGGAGACTCATCAACACTCATATTCCTCTGCGTGTGCGCGCTGCGTCTAACCCTGGCGGGACTGGGCATGAGTGGGTTAAGGAGCGTTTCGTTTCAGGAGATAAACTGTTCATCCCTGCAAAACTGGATGATAACCCGCATTTGGACCGGGAAGAATATATTAAGACCTTGATGGAACTTGATCCGGTAACCCGCGCACAGTTGATGAATGGAGACTGGGATGTGGGCATCGAAGGCAACCTGTTTAAGAGGCATTGGTTCAAGATAAACGATATTCAGGATAACTACTGGAACAAGAAACTGCGGTTCTGGGATTTGGCAGCAACAGAGAAGAATAACTCAAATGAACCAGATTGGTGCACCGGCCTACTATTAGGGCGCCATGAAAACAAAGGGTGCGTGTTAGATATCGTTCACATACGCCTGCGCCCGGCTGAAGTAGAGGCTACAATTGCTCACACTGCGCGACTAGATGGGGTTAACGTTAGGATATCGATAGAACAAGAGGGTGGCGCATCTGCTAAACTGTTGCTCGACAATTGGAAACGTAATCTTCTGAAGGGGTATACGGTTAATGCCGCGAAGCCTGCCGGGTCAAAGGTTGTGAGGGCTAAAGTGGTAAGTGCTCCATCAGAACGTGGTGAGATTGATGTGAAGCCTGGGGGATGGAACAATGAGTTCTTTGATGAGTTAACCCGGTTTCCAGAAGGTGCACATGATGATATGGTTGATGCTTTTTCCGGGGCATATGCAGAGTTGTTCGGTAAAGCGGGTGGTATAAAGAAAGACAAATTGCCGAAAGGAACCAGCCTTATCAAGCCGGGAGGGTTCACATAACTTTTTATATTATGCGCGCTAATATGTTAGTGTAACATTCAACGAAATGGAAAGTTACGATAGTTCTCCGCGTGCAGGTCAAATCTGTATGCGGGGATTTGGCCGGATAGTCTCACACGGCGAAGCCGGTAATGAAACATTGATTTAGACTCCCGGAACTGTGAGGGTCAAACCTCACCCGTTCCAATTGGCCGGATAGATTTGTGGTGATCGAAGCCGGTGTGTTCACTCGTATTTGTTCCTTGGAAATCTATACCACTTTTTTACTATTCGCATTACAATAACATATTTATACTATCACTGCTAATATGTATGTATGACAAACCACGAAGAAGCATCAAAGAACGTAAGCAAGAACGCAATTGAGTTTGCAGCAGCATGTTTTGAAATTAATAGCATTTCAGAACTTGAAGCCTCGTCAATTGTTGATGTGACTGACTGTAAAGCGTGGGATATAACTCCAGAAGAGTGGAGATGGGCAATCGGGGCAGCGCTATATGCAAAGAAGAACGATGGCAGCATAATGGGTTATGGCAGGGTAGTGGTGTGAATGGTAACAAACTGCGACGACTGTCCCATGAACCCGTGCCATGCACCAATTGTTATCGATGGTGTGACGTATTGCTGTTTGATTGACGAGAAAACAGGAGAGTGGATAGGATGATCGGATCTAAAATTACTTTAAAAGAATGCATAGAACAGTTGAAATGGTGTGGATATGAGTGTGAAGCGGGCACGCTTGAATGTAATGTGGCGTTCAGGAAACTCGTGCATGTTGTTGATGAAATCGAAAGCCTATACAATGAAAGCAGATCTACCGCGTGCCGTGATCCATCACAGTCAAAAATTCTTAAACGCATCATTACCGGGAAATGTCTTGGAATAGAGCAGGATGAAGAACTTAAGAAGATGGGATATTTGTTATGAAGTTAAGACTCATAATGATGGCAGGAACTCCACAAGAACAAGGAGAGTGCGTTGATAAAGTTTACTTAACTCGTGATATTGAAGTGGATGATGAGTTTATTAAATTGCGTTCTCGTGGGGTCGGTGTTATTGGAGCGGCGTGGTTAGAATGAAAGGATCAAAATACTATACAGACGGGTCAGAATGCAAATACTCTGTCATAGAACAGAAGACAGGGATATTCAAGGCAACGTTTTACTACAAGTTCCCGAAGTGCGCGTGGGGAAGAGTGGTGAGGTTGAACGGAGATTATAACTTCCTGGTAGCATACATCCAACGCAAGATAAACAAGTTTGACCGGTTCCATGAAGGCGCAGGTTTTATTGGGGAACTTCTCCAATAACATTATGTGACCCGGTCAGAGAACAGGCGCAAGTGCGTTAACGCAATAATATCTATCCTCAATGAATACCAGTTTGAGATGTGGATACCTTCAGAGGTTAAGCACATCCTACCATACGGTTTCTACTCCAGGTTGATCCGGGAGAATGTGATAGTCCGGGAAGACATAGGTTGGTCGCTTTCTCCCACCGCACTCCTGTGGCTACAGAGAAACCTTCCACATGCTAAAGACGATATAGTTATCGAATCAAAAAAGATAATTGAATAGCGTTGTGATAAAGTGGGTTATAGAGAAGATCAGTCTATAACTCACTTATCAATACCATTTCGGTGTCTGGAGAATCTGTCAAATATTTTCCGAGTATAATATTTCGTCTCAAACACACCATACTATAAAAAATATTGATGTATTTGGATATATCACTCTTATCTCTCGTTTTCAATGCTTTACAATAATAATGATCAATGTGCTGATCAATTATCTTTAAATCTCGCTCATGCATCTTTCCCATTTTAGATATATCCCTCAAATCTTCCGTCCAATGCAAGCCTCATAGCAGTCTTTGCATCAATCAGCACTGATATTTTATACATACACATCTCAAACTTCTGTGTTTCTCTGTGTATGTGATAAACTGATAGATGATCAATCTCTCTTCCAATTAGTGTGTTAACCGCAGCAAACATAGCATCTATCTGGGTATCCTTACTCTTCTCCATTGTTTTGTTCCTCCCAAGTTTTTGTGAACGTGAACCCGCACTGCTTACACTGCCATCTCTGAACGTGAACTCCGGATATCCATGTTCTCCCGCCTCTCCTCGTGGGTCCTCCACATCCTGGGCATTTTGGATGGTCGCCCGCCAGAGATACAGGAGGTTCTCCAATTGTCCTTTTCATTCTGTAATATCGCGCTTTTTGATATTCGCGCTGATACTCTCTGATTGCCGCGGCGTTTTGTTGTCTATACTCTTCTTGATACTCTGCCTGATATTGCGCAGATTGCTTTTTTCTCTCCGACTGTCTCTTTTGCTCCTCTTCAGCGCGTTTTTTCTCTTGTTCATCTCTACATGCCTTACAAACGTATGAATAAGAGGCACCTTTCAGATGATAATCTGCAATCGGTTTTACCTCTTTACACACTCGGCATTGCTGTTTGTCTTCAGCCATGTGATTAAAATAAATGTCGTTTTGATTGATAAGGTTATGCGAATAGTAAATATTCGATAGTTTTCGTGGGTGTAGTGATCTCAAGTGGAGACGTATATACGTGAAAACAATTAATTATTTTTTACTTATGTTGGTCGTC